GAAAAAAGAAATGTAAGTCGTGCGGAAGAGAAAAAGGTGAAAAAAGAAGTAAATATCCTGCGTGTAGACCCACCCCATCTGCATGTTCAACAAGAGGCAAAGGAAAGAAGTGGGGTAAAAAAAGTAAGTAAAAACTTTTTTTTAAAAAATAAACCCCCTACTTTTGTAAAAACTTTTGGAAATGAGCCCAGTTAACCACAGAACGTATCAGTTAGTCAAAGGAGAAGAAATCATTATGGAAACTCAAGCAGCAACTCTTGACAGAGCCATAGATTACTTTTTCGACCAACATCCCGAAGCATATACTGATAATACATATCAGTTTAGATATGCTAAGATGAAGCACGAGTATTAATACTCCTCTATAAGGATTTTAAGGTCACCAGTCCCTTTAATTACTCTGTGGAAGGTCTCCTTAGGTATTTGTAATTTAACTCCTTTTTTGAGGGGTATAGGGAGTTCATTATCCATTTGAAAGTACCAATCGGTATCTTCGAGAACTTCCACTATACGATTTTCTTTGTCCATATGCCAAACGAGTTCTTTCTCAGATACGTCTGAAGAAAAAACTCGTTTGAATTTATTATCTGAAATATTTTCTTGTGAGTATATCATTACCAAAATCTACCTGATACATTTTTACCGAAATCTTTATGAGCCCTACACGCCCAATACCCTGCCTTTGTTTTATCTTTTTTCTTTTCACACTGATGTCTGGCTGCAAATGATTTTCTCGCTTCAGGGTCATTCCATTTAGCTGTCATAACAGGTGAACCATAACTTACTTTTTTAACTTTACCTGTTTTGGGGTTACGTACATATACGTACCATTTTTTAGAACCACCTGCTTTGGGTTTGTTAAGTTTTACTTTTTTACCTTTGTATTCCGCTTCATTTATTGAACCGTACTCAAAAGGCATATCTAAAGGAATTTCTTTACCTGATTTTGTTTTAACAATCGTACCTAAGTCAGATTCCAATAATTCCCTATCAAATTCATCAAATTCAAATCCTTGATTGTGAAAATGTCTCGCCTCGTTTATAACTTCAAAGTACTTATCACTACCATATCTAAAAACATTTTCAGTTAGTGATATTTTATTATCTAAATGATACTTTAGTTCTTTAGACATTTGCTCTTTCAATACTATTTTTTTAATTGTATTTTCAATAATAGTATTGTTTTTATTTTTTTTATTTAACCATTTTTTCAGGTCTTCCGATAAAAGATACTTTTCCATATTGACTTTATTGTTATTCTTTTATAAATATTAGTTAAAATGAAATTATCATGGAAGAATCAAATCAAAACGTAAACACACTATTTAACACAATTAATTATAAAGAACCTCACGAGTTAAATAAATTTATAGATGAAATGAATGTTGACCAAGCTCTTTTTTGTTTGGTTCATGCAACTAGACATGCACACAACAAAGGGTTATACGACATAGAAGAATCTGAAGTAGTTTCTAAAGCTATTAGAGTATTAACCACACCAAGACCACTACCAAAAGAAGACAGTAGTGATGAACAAGAATAACATAACAAGTAGAATAAGTGTTCTACAATATGAGATTACAAGTGCAGTCTTAAAAGGACATAAGTCAAATGATTGTGATAATTTTAAAGAACACAGAAAAGAGTTAATGGAATTAAGATGTAAATTATTTGGTAAAGATTCCAAAATATGTAAATGTGAAAAAAGTAACTATAGAAATTGTTAAAAAATAAAAAGGGAGACCGAAGTCTCCCTTTCTTTTTATATTAAGATATATATTATCTTAACTCTTTTAGGTCAAATGTTCTAACACCATCAACCATGATTCTACCATAGAATCTGTTGTTCACCATCTTCTTAGCGTATCTTGTCATGATACCCTTGATTGGTGTGAAGTTGAATGGGTTATACATAGTTGGAGTCAACTGAAGAGGTACATATGGAGCGTATACATATCCTGTATCAAGTAACGATGAACCTTTGTGTCCCAACAATACTGTGTTTGGTGGGAAGTAAGGGTCACGGTAAACTTGGTATCTACCTGACAATGTACCTACTCTTTCGATACCCATGTTGTACTGGTCCTGGTCAGGAGCCGCGTTTGAAACGTGGAAGTACTCAAGGTCGTCAAAGATTGCTGAAATTTCAGAAGAAACAACAATCCAGTTAGCACCACCTCTTAAAGTAGACTTATGGATTTGAGCAGAAATCTGATTGATTGCAGTAATCAATGTCTGATTCCAATCCTTTTGGTTGTACGCAGTTGAAGTAGTGTTTAACTTTCTCCATCCGTCGTAGTCCCATCTTAATGTCCAAGCCGCACCTTTTCTTAAGTCTCTTAAGATTTCACGGTCAATTTCAGCCGCAACCTGCTCTGACAACAATGCTGTCAATTCAGCTTCAGCGTCAATGTTGTGGAACGCTGAAACGTCTTGAGCGAGTTCTGGTGACCACTGAGCTCTTAACTTTCTTTCTGTAACAGAAACAGTTACCGCTTCAAGGTCAAATGAAACTTCACCGATAGCGTCTTCAAATTCTAATGTTTGATATACTCTATAGCTTGCTTCTAAAGTCCATCCTGTAACAGTCTGACCTGTGTATCCGTCAACGGTTGCAGTACCATTAATTGCAACTGGCTCAGAAGAGTCAATTGACAAATAAATAATACCATTAGCGTCGCAAATGTTATCATAAGAACCACCAGGATAATCAGTAGTTCCTTTTGTACCATATTGGACGATACCCTTACCATATTTCTGAGTTACAACTCTAAATGGTACAAATGTGTTTGGTGAACCTGTGTAGTAAACTTGTAATGAAGAAAGGAATTCTTCAGTGTCCATGGCGTTACCGTCAGGACCAATTAACTTACCAGCACCTGCACCAGAGAAACCTGATAAAGCAACTAAAATTTCTCTTACATTACCACCTGAGTAACTTGCACTTAACGTAGTTGGCTCTAACGTACCACCTGTCCAGAATACAGGAGTTAACCCAGCGGTTACACCACTGAACTTACCTTTAGAGTAATCAAACAATCCTGCTGGGTCATCCTCAGGAAGTTCACCTTCGTAGAAACGGTCATACAAGTTTGTTGTATTAGTGTAACCCGAAGTAGTTGATGATGGACCACCTGGCGCTCCAAATGGAGGGATGTGTGAACCGTCAGAATTTCTGTTCTGAATCTTTGGTACAAAGTAGAACAACTTACCGATTGGTAAGTTCATAGCTTGTACAGAAACGATATCGTTAGCTAACAACTTAGAGAAAACTCTTCTTACGATTGGGAAAACAACAGTTTCAAAAGAACCTGAGCTATCAGAAGCCGCAGCTTCGTTTATCAAATGAGACGCTTGGTTTTCATACAACTGCGCCATATTTTCTTTTAAGTGACCCTTAAGGCCATCGAGGAACCCTAACTTGTCCCACTTATTAATTGTGTCTTCTTTGATAACTTTTAAGTGCTTAAGACCGATGTTACCAACAAGACCTGATTCTAATAATGCTCCCATTTTAATATAATTTTAAGGATTTTATTTTATTATTTTAACTTATTCATTAAATCTCTCATTCTTAAGAACTGAGGATTTTCATAAGTTTTACTCTCGATTAGATTATTAGCCGAACCTTTAGTAGGTGTTTTAGTTACTTTGGATTGTACTGATTCAGTAACAACATTAGTTTCTTTACCTCCTAAATCTTCTTTAATAGTCTTATAAAGAGATTTTGACTCTTTAAGAGTTTCGACACCATCGAAACGTCTTAGTATATTTATTTTTTCTTGTTTCGTTGTAGAATGTTCTGTGAACAAACGAGTCGCATATGCCAAGTTAGAGTTGAATACAGCAACTTCATTTAACTTCTCCTTAAAGATGTTAAGTGCTTTTCTGTACTCTTCATTTTTTTCTCTAAGTTGTTTTAGTTCTGACTTTAACTCATTTTCACGTACACCCGGTCTAAATCTTTCTTCACCATATTTTTTTGTTGGTTCAGTAGATGATTTAGGTGGTGAGTTTCTTCTTGAAGCTAAACTTCTAGAACTTGCACTTTCATTAGACTCTTCATAATCAGCCTTACCTTCGGCTTCTGCTGAGTCTTTTTTAAGGTCACCTCTTTTATCTGCAGGAACATCATCTTTATTTCCTCCATAGTCACCTTCACTCATTTCTTCTTCTTTCCATTCTTCTGAAACTTCTTCTTCTTCACCAATTTCGATTTCATATACAACTTCTTCTTCTTCGTAAGCTTCGTCACTTTCAGACATTTCGTCTTCAGTTTCCATAACTTCTTCTTCATCTTCTGATTCACCTAACTGAATCA